ATTACCTGAAACGAAAGAATATTGTTATTCCTCCAAAGGAAGAATCTAATAAGAATGAAAGATATGCAGGTGCATATGTGAAAGAACCAGTGCCAGGTGTTTATGACTGGGTTGTTTCCTTTGACTTGAATAGTCTGTATCCACATTTAATCATGCAGTATAATATTTCCCCAGAAACTTTACTTGAAGAAAAGCACCCTTCAATTACAGTTAACAAGTTACTCAAGGAGAATCTAACTTTTGAAATGTATAAGGATAATGCAATCTGTGCAAATGGTGCAATGTTCCGTAAAGATAAACGTGGATTCTTACCAGAACTAATGGAGAAGATGTATGGCGACCGTGTTATATTTAAGAAAAGAATGCTCAAAGCGAAACAGGAGTATGAGAAGAAACCTACTAAAGCTCTTGAAAAGGAGATCTCTAGATGTAACAACATTCAAATGGCAAAGAAGATTTCTCTTAACTCTGCTTATGGTGCTATTGGTAATCAATACTTCAGGTATTACAAACTAGCAAACGCTGAAGCAATTACATTGTCTGGTCAGGTTTCTATTCGTTGGATTGAACAACGTATGAATCGATACCTAAATAAACTTTTGCAAACGGAGGAAGTAGATTATGTCATCGCATCTGACACCGACTCAATCTATCTTAATCTTGGACCTCTTGTTAATAAACTTTTTGGTAATGAGTCTAGCGACAAAACAGCAGTTGTGGGCATACTTGATAAGATCTGTAAAGAAACGTTGGAACCGTTCATTGAGAAATCCTATCAAGAACTTGCTGATTATGTTTCTGCGTATGATCAGAAAATGATTATGAAGCGAGAGAACATCGCTGAACGTGGTATCTGGACAGCAAAGAAAAGATATATTCTAAACGTATGGGATAGTGAGGGAGTTAGATATGAAGAACCCAAACTGAAGATGATGGGTATTGAGGCAGTCAAATCATCAACTCCTGCTGCTTGTAGGAAGTTAATTAAAGATGCCTTGAAGATGGTTATGGAAGGAACTGAAGATGAAGTGATTGATTTTATTGCAGACTCTAGAAAGAACTTTCGTTCAATGAGTCCAGAGGAAGTTGCATTCCCAAGATCTTGTAGTAATGTTACTAAGTATAAAGGAGAATCTGACGTCTATATGAAAGGTAGTCCAATTCATGTAAGAGGATCACTGCTCTTTAATCACTATATAAAAAAGAATAATCTGGATACAAAGTATTCATTGATTAATAATGGTGAAAAAATTAAATTCTGTTACTTGAAGATACCAAATCCAATTCATGAGAACGTCATTTCGTTTATTCAAGACTTTCCACCAGAATTTGGACTTGACAAGTACATAGATTATGACCTACAATTCGAGAAGAGTTTTGTTGAACCACTCAAAGCAATTCTGGATGCTATACAATGGAAAGTTGAAAGAAGAAACACATTGGAGCAATTTTTCGTATGAAGGACCAAGGATCTGTAGGTAACGAGTCACCTACTGTAAAATATGAAAGAGCATTAGATCTCTTTACAGAGTCAGTTATGAAACCTGACCACGATTTGCGTGGTTGTGCTCACAATCAAGGTTGTTATGAAGACTTGATGGAGATTAGGGAACATGTTTTGAATTATCTTTCGACATTGAAATCAAAACATAACTATGAAAATCCTGATGAGTCAGATATAATAGAGAGTGAGAAGTTAGAACAAACAGCACCCTTATCAAAATGGCGATAGTGTGCTATAATATTTGAAGATACTTTGATTATGGATTTTTTAAAAGAAATTGTAAAAGAAATTGGTGATGAGTACACCCAACTTGCATCTGAGGTAGAATCAACTGAAGAATTTATTGACACAGGTTCGTACATTTTTAACAGCCTTGTATCAGGGTCTGTATTTGGCGGTGTATCTCGCAACAAGATTACTGCAGTGGCTGGTGAGAGTTCTACTGGAAAAACTTTTTTCTCTCTCGCTATCGTTAAAAATTTCCTTGACACTAACCCTGATGGGTATTGTCTATATTTTGACACAGAAGCCGCAGTTAATCGTGGATTATTGGAATCTAGAGGTATTGATCTTGAAAGATTTGTTGTTGTCAATGTGGTAACAATTGAGGAGTTTAGATCAAAAGCACTGAAGTCTGTTGACATATACCTCAAGACAGATAAAGAGAAACGCAAACCTTGTATGTTTGTGTTAGACTCATTAGGTATGCTTTCCACTGAGAAAGAAATTACTGATACATTAAATGATAAGATGGTTAGAGATATGACCAAATCTCAACTTGTCAAAGGAGCATTTAGAATGCTTACACTTAAACTTGGTCAGGCAAAAATTCCCCTTATAGTTACAAATCACACTTACGATGTCATTGGTTCTTACGTCCCTACAAAAGAAATGGGTGGAGGCAGCGGTCTCAAGTACGCAGCAAGTACAATCATCCATCTCAGCAAAAAGAAAGAGAAGGATGGAACGGAAGTTGTTGGAAACCTTATCAAGGCAAAGACTGCTAAGTCACGTTTAAGTAAGGAGAATCAAGATGTTACGGTACGTCTTTATTATGATCAACGTGGTCTTGATCGCTACTACGGTCTTCTAGAGTTAGGAGAACTAGGTGGTCTTTGGAAGAATGTTGCAGGTAGATATGAGATTGATGGTAAGAAAGTATATGCCAAAGCAATATACAAAGATCCAGAATCTTACTTCACTCCTGAAGTAATGGAAAAGTTAGACGCTATTGCACAACAACAATTTGCTTATGGAGAAAATTGAACTTACTGTTCTTAGAAACTTTTTAATCAATGAGCAGTATTCTAGGAAGGTTCTTCCTTTTGTTAAAGATGAATACTTTGAACTAAGAACAGAAAAAATTATCTTCCAAGAGATCTATAAGTTTATCACTCAATATAATAAGATGCCAACGAAGGAGATTCTTGATATTGAAGTTGATAACAGAGATGATCTTAGTGGAGATGAATTCAGTGAAGTTAAAACAATCATCAACAACTTTACTGATGAACCTGTCAATGAGGAATGGTTAGAAAAAACTACTGAGAAGTGGTGTAGAGATCGTGCTATCTATATCGCACTTATGGAATCAGTACTCATTGCTGATAATAAAGATAAAAATAAAAATCGTGATGCAATCCCATCAATTCTTTCTGATGCTCTTGCAGTAAGTTTTGATAATCATGTTGGTCATGATTACATTGAAGACTATGAAGACCGCTTTATTTCTTATCATGAAAAGAAAACTAAAATTCCCTTTGATCTTGAATTCTTTAACAAAATTACGAAAGGTGGTCTTCCTAATAAGACTCTCAATGTCGCTCTTGCTGGGACAGGTGTTGGTAAGTCTCTTTTCATGTGTCACATGGCTAGCGCCAATCTGCTTGACGGATACAACGTACTTTACATTACACTGGAGATGGCAGAGGAGAAAATTGCTGAACGTATTGATGCAAACCTTCTGAACACAAACATTAAAGAGATTGTTGAACTTCCAAAACAAATTTTTGATACTAAGGTAAATAACCTTGTAAAGAAAACTAAAGGTAAGTTAATTATTAAAGAGTATCCCACTGCAGGTGCACACAGTGGTCACTTTAAATCATTGCTAAATGAATTAGCCTTGAAAAAGTCTTTCAAACCTGATATAATATTCATAGATTACTTAAATATATGTGCATCTTCACGTTACAGAGCAAATAGCAATGTCAACTCGTATTCCTATATTAAAGCGATTGCTGAAGAACTCCGTGGTCTTGCAGTTGAGGCTAATGTACCTATCGTCTCCGCCACTCAGACGACTCGTTCTGGTTTTAGTAGTAGTGACGTTGACCTTACTGATACGTCAGAATCCTTTGGTCTCCCTGCCACTGCTGATCTTATGTTCGCTCTCATTAGTACGGAGGAACTTGAGGCGCTAAATCAGATAATGGTGAAACAACTTAAGAACAGATATAATGATCCAACTATCTACAAACGTTTTATCGTGGGTATTGATAGAGGAAAGATGAGGTTGTATGATTGTGAACAGTCTGCTCAAGAAGATATTGTAGATACTACTTACAATGCACAAGAACCTTACAAACTCGATACTGACGAGTCTAAATATTCTAAGAAATTCTCTTCCCTTAAATTTTAATTATGCCTAGTTACACAAATCGTGTTCTTGGAAATGATCCCTTGAACATTGGAATTCCTGATCTAAAACCTAAACCATCCAAAAGTCCCAAAGCAAAACCTCCTGCTGATGTAAAAATTATTGGTGAAGATATTAAAAAATATGCGGAAGGTGTTAGCACCGAGAAATACTTGGAGTTTGTTAATGCTGTCACTTCTGACGAGAGTAAACATGATGGTCATTTTCAAGATCGTCTAAAGAATCTAAAGTCAAAAGGTTTTGATACTAATAGATTTCTTACTGCTGCTGTAGGATTATGTGCAGAGTCAGGTGAGTTTACTGAAGTTATAAAGAAGATTGTTTTTCAGGGTAAAGAACCCACTAAAGAAAACCTGTTTCACCTGAAACGTGAACTAGGTGACATCATGTGGTATGTTGCTCAGGCATGTATGGCACTTGATGTTTCTATTGATGAAATCATTGAGATGAACGTAGACAAACTCAAAGCACGTTATCCTGGTGGAGAGTTTGATGTACACCATTCCGAAAACCGTAAACAAGGAGATTTGTAAAATGTTAACTAGACAAGTAGAAGATTCATTAAGAGCAGCACAAGAACATTTGAGAGATGCTCTTGCGTTTGCAGCACGAGGTGAGAAACCTTACGTAGCAAAACACATAGGTTCATTCCTAGCAGACGTTGAAAACTTAATAGACTCACA